AATTTTATCGTCAATAGACCGTCCTGCACTTTCTATGCCTTCTTTAACAGGCTCTAAAACTTTGTTGTCAACCTCTCTACCAAAATCACGTATAGTTTGAACTATTTTTGAGTTTTTAACTGAATCAAAGAAAACTAAACCATCAAAGTCAGGCAGATCAAAGTCAATGTCAGGTAGATCAATACCTAAGTCAGGGAAAGATCCCCCAGCTTTAGCGTATTCAACAACAGCAGATCTTAAAGCCGCTTCAGGGTCTGCACCTTCTAACATCTTAACAGCAAACTTGTTGACACCAACCGCTAAGTCATCAGCATTCATGCCTAAGATTTCACCAGAACCTGCTAATCCAGATAACTTATTTGCTGTCCAGTCTTTCAAGCTAAAACCTGCTTCATCAAGACCAATCAAGACAGCGCCTACGTAGTCTTTGTTAGCGATAGCATCAGCGGCTCTTGCTGTGTTCTGTATCGTGCTCATTAGCTCAAACTGAGAAGTAGCTGTAGAAGCCTGTGCAGTTAAGTCAGCCGCTTTAGCCACGTCTCCAGCCGCCGTAGCCGCCTCTGCCGCTTTTCCTAGCTCAGCCGCAGTAGTCTGTAATCCTTTAACATAACCACCAGCGGCTCCTAAGACACCAGCCTTAAACACATCAGACCCTCTAGCACCTCCTAGAGCCGCTGTAGAGGCAGATACTAGACCTTGACCTATTGCACTAGCAGTTGCTCCAGAGGCTCCAAACATGCCTCCTAGAGCCGCAGGAACACCAGTAAATGACAGGGCTATACCAGCAATGGCAGGTAAGTAGTCTTTGAACTTAGCGTCCTTAACTTCTAATGTTCTGATCTCTTGACCAGCAATAGGATCATAGATGTAGGTGGAGCCGTCTTTAGTAGATCTGTAGAGATCAACCCCAAAGTTATTGTACAAAGCCGCAACCATTGGGTCGTGGGTGTAAGCGTACTCAAGAGCGTCTGTGTAGTTCAGTCCTTGAGTTGCTTGAATGTACGGAATAGAGCGCTGAAGGATAGGCTCAACAAGAGACTGGAACTGTGCCATGTTCTCTGTAGTTGTGCCGTACTTGTGAGCGTTCTTGTAGTTAGCTCCCTCATTCACTGTAGGAGCTATGTCAAAGCCGTAGTATTCTGACAGAGCCGCTACAGGGTCTTCAGCAGAAGAAAGGAGGTTGTATGCGTTCTGAACAGAGTCTCCTGTTATGGTAGAGTCAGGATTATCATATACAGCAAAGTTGTCTGACAGTCCTACCTCAGCTCTGAAGTTGGCTGGGTCGCCTTGGTAGCGATAACCTGTCTGTCCAAAGTAATCGTTGTAGATGTCGTCTCTGCGGTTTACTTTCTTTGCTGAGTCTCCACTAGCGACACCACCTAAGAACTCCATAGACTGATTAAAGTAGTCAGTAGCGCTCTGTTGTTGTGGCATCTGAAACGAAGGTAAATCACCTAAACCATCAAAGTTTAAGTTAGCAAAGTCTAAACCTTCAAAGCCTGACAGATCCATCTGGTTAGGATCAACAAAGCTTTCTTGTTGCGTCAGCGTAGCTAGGTTTGGAGGAATTATCTTCTGTGGACTAGCTGGTACGTTACCTTGTAGTTCGTCTAACGAGGGGCCGGAGTATATGGGTCCTTCAGGAGCGTAGTATATGGGTTCTTCAGGAACTTGTACAGGCGCTACAGCTTTCTGGTTAGCAACAGGAGTTGCTTTGACAGGTGCTGGAGCCACCGGAGGTTGCATAACAGGTTGCACAGCAGGTTGCACAGGAGGTTGCATAACAGGTTGCATACCACCACCCCCATCCAACATTTGAGGAGGGAGCATATCACCAAATAAACCTTGAACTATAGACACTAATTATTCTCCTTCCAAGTCTTGATAACCTTCTCCCCAGACCTACCAACAACATAGCCACCAAGACCAATCTGTAACAACATCCACGCTTCGTCACGCAACGGTGTAGCCAAGACACCTAAGCTATCACCTACAGCTAATGCTAAGAACGTAAGCATTGTTATTGGACGCCATGACGCTGTAAGCCAGTGCTCTGACTGAGCTTCAGAGTTTACAATCTTAGCTTGTGCTTCCATGATGGAGCGTTCATGACGCAACGCTGAGTCCATCGAAGCCGCTTGAATCTCTAACAGTCTAGCCTTCTGTTGCAATCGTTCTTCTTCAGACGTATGAAGGCTATCTATCAGCTCTGCGGCTGGCTTAAATACTCCTGCGATTAAGTCTGTAAAGGCTAACGACATTAGTTTACCTGTCTATCTTTATACAGTTTGCTTTTTCTTTGGGCCAATCTTGCGTAATTATAAATGGCAGAAAAAGCTAAGATGAAACAACCTATGTCTTTTATTGCCCACAGCTGTCCCCACGCTTTCATCTGGTCAAGTCCAACAAACACGACAAAGGACTGAAAGAAAAGACCAGTAGCTACAACAAACAATCCAAGCCTGTGGCTAAAGTACATCGGTGTAGGCGATCTGCTTATAGCTAAAGTAAAAAGAACTGGAGCCGAGAATAAATTTAACCATGCTATAAAAACACTAATTGACATGTTATCCGCTCATTCTAGTGAGTAAAGCCTTAAGCTCTACCCCAAAACCAGTGATGATAAGGCCCCCTACAACGAGCATTATTGCTGTCAAGCCTTTTCTTGTTAGATCCTCTCGAAGCTCTGACCAGAACTTTTCCTGCTGTCGTGCTGATCGAATCACTGTTTCGTGATAATGCCTGTGGCCGTCAGAGTCAAGTTCGTTTAAACTTGTACGAGGAATCGCCTTTTCAACTATCTTTAAATCTTGATCTATAGAGATAAGTGTTTCTTCAATACGCTTTAATCGAACTTCTAGTGACCCTTCAGACATTTAGCTATTCCTTATTATACTTGGGATGGCCAAGTTATATCTGTAGGGAAACCAGACTGATCTGAAATATCTCTAAGGTCTTGACGATACGTAGCCCATGCCGCTTTTTCTTCAGTCGTTAGCGGAGCATCTGCAAGCTGAGTCCAGTCACAGTCAGCCAGTCTAACATTACGCTCTAGACGTACGCTAGTACCTACACGATCCAGTTCTTCTTGAGTCATGTCACGCACTGTCCAGCCCATAATCCAAGCACCATTAACGTAGTTAGGTACACTATTCTTAACAGCTACCTGTCCAGCGTTTACTAAGGGCTTAGTAGCTAAAGTAACAGGTGAAACATTATAGCTTGCTAAGACCTCCAGAGTGATCTTAGGAGGAAAAGAAGTATTTGGATTCTCCTTTCTTAGCATCCCTACAGTATAGGGAAATGCTTCAATAATTCCGTTTGTTGCTTTAATGTACATAAATTAGCTCCATAATTTTAGCATAGCGTAGCCACCGGCAAATGTAGAGGCTGTTCCAGTAACACTGCCAGCTAAGCTTAAGGTTGTAGGATCGCTATAGTCGTATGCCCACAGCGTATACGGAGTGTTTGGAAATTTCATGAAGACTACTTTGGCCTCTGTATCAATCTCAACGCCCATTGTTGAGAATGCTCCGACTAAATCTGCATTGTAGATACTGTCAAGTATAGCTAAGTTGGTAAGATCAGAGATGTCTACTGTTACAACGTAGCCTAAGTCAGTTAATACAATTACAACTTCATCATCCCAATCAACTACCATACCTATTGGATCGTCTAAAGTTGAGTCTATGAAGCTATCTAACAAAGCGTAAGAACTGCTACGGTTTCTAACGTCCATTCTACCAGCGGAACTCTGTGCTCTGATTATTGTAGCACCGTCTGGGCTTAGAAGGCTGAAAGTTGACGATGACATCGCACCAAAACCTAAGCTAGTGCTAGAGTAAGTAATAGCGCTTGCTGTAGAGTAGTCAGCTTCTCTTATAGTTGTAAAGGTAGAAGCTATAACTACTTGGTCAGTAGGATAGAATGAACCATCAAAAAATGAACCACCAAGAAGCTCTGTGTCACTACGCACCATAGCTGAAGGGTCTGAAACATCCACACTTGTCAGCTTACCGTCACCAGCAACCAGTATTACATCTTGTACAGGGTCATACTGTATGTATCTAGGATCATCGTAATAAGTGGCGCTTGTCAGCTTGTCTAACTGAGTAACGTTGTCCCAGTCACTAACATCCCAACTGTATAGGTTGTCGCCAGTGGGATCTCCTGTATATAAAACAGCATTTGTTGCATCGTAGCCTAGCAATCTACTGTTGGTATTATCTCCAAGGGAGTAGGTTCCGCCAACAAGAGACATATTAGTAGGATCTGTAACGTCTACAAGAACAAAATCATCAAAGCCAGATACTACTAGGGTTTTCTCACCTACGGCAGGTCTTCCTGAAGGCATTAAATGCTTAGCTAACATTAGTGAGTTCCTACAAAAGAACCATATAAAAAGGTTTCCATTTTCCACAAAACAATCACGTTACCGTTTCCTAGTGTAGGAGCTACGTTTCCTGCTGGGCTTACCCACTTTATAGTAGGCCATGTAACTGTGTAGCCACTAATATTGGATAGACGCAGTACCATGCTCTGTCCACTAGAAAGAGAGTCAGTAAATGTTGTGTTAGCAGAAAGAACCTTGTACTGCATAGTACCATTATCAGGATCAAGCGTTGTGCCTGACAAGCTGTAAACACCCTCTGTCACGTTGGTGAATGAGGGGTTTGATGGTAGTGAGTATGAAGAGATTTCTAAAATATCTGAACCTGTAGTTGACGTATACAGCTTACCGTTTGTCAAGTCTAAAGCAGGTTCTCCAATAGCTAGGTCGCCCCCTGTAGGAGCGCCTGAGCCAGTCTTTAGCTTAATTACTGCGGCCATTAATAAGTGCCTCCATCAATCGTAGAAATACTGACTGCTCCTGCACTTACGCTAAAATCATTAGAGTTGAAAGAGGCCACACCCTTAACACTTGTGGTTGCAGTAGCAACTGAGAAGTCTAAGGTCTGATCTCCAGCTTGATACGTTACAGTGATGTTAGTTTCAGTGTTACCTGTTACCATTGCTCCTACAAGAGTCTTGATGCTGGCGTCTGTGTAGACACTGTAGTCAGCAGGCTCTGGTATCTTGTAGAAGGTAGTGCCATCGTTGGTGAACTGCCACTGGTCAGAGGCTTCATTCCAAACTAGGCTACGGTTCGTTGACGTACCACGCTCAACTTCAATACCAGCATTCTGTGAAGGCGTACCTGTCTCATTACTGTTCAGAGTAATGATGTTGTCAGCGAGGTTAATGGTCTCTGTGTTGATGGTTGTGGTCGTACCAGAGACTGTCAAGTTACCACTAACTGTCAAGCCACCAACAGTAAGAGAGTTAGTAGTTGTAGCTCCACGATCCGTTACAGAATCAAGAGTGTCAGTCTCAGTGTAGCTTGTGAGATAGCCAGCGCTTGCGTGATTTCCCCAGCCATAAGCAGTGTTCCAGTTGGTAGAGTTGTCAGTAACAATGGCGTATGCGCCAGCGGCTGTTCGCTTCATCAAACCGTTGGAGGTGAAGTCACCGTCTACCACAACGTCAGCATGAGATGTCTCGCTCGTTAGGTAACCAGCACTAGCGTGGTTGCCCCAGCCATACGCTGTATCCCAGTTGCTTGTGTCAGTAGAGGTAATTGAAGCGGCTTCAGACGCACTAAATACTGGGTCAGTTTCAGTGTAAGCCGTGAGGTAACCTTCAGTAGAGTGGTCACCCCATCCGAAGGCAGTATTCCAGTTAGCGGAGTTGTCTGTTACGATAGAGTATGTGCCAGCAGAAGCGCCACGCTTCATCAAGCCTGAAGAAGTAAAGTCACCATCAACAACAACATCTGCGTGTGATGTTTCACTGGTGATGTATCCAGCATCGTTAGTGAAGGTGCTGACATTAGTAGGTGTGCCAGACAGGTCTGAGTAAGCACCAGAAGTCGCGACAGTGGCTAATCCGTCAATGATGTCTGTATAGTGCTTACCGCCAATAGCGTCTACATCGCCTGTAGTGCCTCCTGGCCTTCCTATATAGAGTTTATCACTATTAGAGGAGTAAGCTAATTCACCGTTCTCTAGGGCTGACGGTGCTGCTGTAGTTGTACTGCGTTTGATTTTAACTGTTTGTGCCATTAGAATGCTCCAGCGTCTAAGATATCACTATCGTCTGATATGTTGTTAATAAGAATAGCAACCCACTCAAAAGTATTAGAGCTAATTTCTCTATACACATAGAGGTCGCTTGTGCCTGTGTTAAACCAAAGATCACCTAAATCAATCCCCTCGGTAGGTTCAGTTGTTTGTTGAAAAAAAGAAGTGTTTATCCCTTCAACAATTTGCTGTGCTTCTTGCTTAGCTAGCTCTGCCGAATATGCGGAACTTTGAGCTAGATTAGAAGCGATCTGAGCCTGTTGAGACTCAAAGGCAGAATTCTGTGAACTTAAGAGTGCGTCTTGCGCGTATAATTGTGAACTAGCCGCAGAGGCAGAGGCTTCCTTGGCTTTTGCAGAAGCTGTCTGTGCATAGTTAGATATTTGAGAAGCGTAGGCATCTGTAGTCGCATCTCCAGCTCCACCTGAGCCTCTGTATAAAGCCATAGTTTATAACCTTGTTAGCTGGTTGGAAAAGCTTGAGTAGGTGGTGTGAAATTTTCTGTATATCTAGCAACATCTTTAGTTAATCTAAACTGGTCAACATACCCATTAAAAGCGGCGTTGTTGTTTGGAACATATCGCCCAAGGTTCATGTTTGTAAAGTTTGCTGTTCCAGAATACGTTCCAGTTCCTAACTGCACACCGTTTACAAAATATCGTAAAGTACTTCCTTCTCGTGTAAGTGCTAGATGACTCCACTGTTGAGAAGGAAATACAGGTACACCATTAATAAATTCAGTACCGTTTATCCGAATTCCTTGAGTAGGTGCAGGATAAATATAAGTTTTCGCTGCGTTTGAAAAAAGAACATAACTAAAACCAGTGCCGCTAGCTGGAACTCCTTGACAATAAAACCACGCCTCAAGTGTGAAATCTGCTGGAAATGAACTATCTGTATCAACAGCACCAATAGCTTTGCTGGTATATAAATCAATAGAAGATGACCCAAATATTGCTTGAGCCGTTGAATGTGTTGGCGCTCCCTTTGTAGTATTTACTGTATGTCCATAACTACTGTAGTCAACAAAATTTGTTGAACCATCAGGCTCATTGTTAGACTGTATTAGTAAAGTAACATTATCCCAATAAGTATCGCTAGCGCCCTCTGTTTCGCCTATTGCCTTTTTAGTAGGACCATACATTCCGTTTAGGCTAGTAAATTGCATATTAATACATCTCTGTAATAAACATACTACCATCAGTGCCATCAGAAATAACAGCAACCTGATCACCGGCATAAACGTGAAGAAACTCTAAAGAGTTTGCAGGAAGAAAAATTGATTGGTTAGTAGCAGTAGCACTGTCAAGAGTGTAGTAACAAGCTACAGTAGAAACAATACGAATAACGCGACAATCTGCAGGAACTGCTGTTGATTGTGCTGAAGTGACAGTAACGGAAACTACTTGATTAGTAGCAGGACGCATTACTTGAATAGGTTTGGAGTTAGCGTCAATAGCAAGTTTAGACATAATGTTTTCCTATGAAAATAGAAAGGCGCGTAGCCGAAAGTATAAAAGCCCCTCCGAAGAGGGGCGATAGAGATTAGCCTTGTACAGCTAGTACGAAGCCAGTTTCAGGACGTAGTACCTGAGTACCGTACAGACGGTCAGCAGTGTACAGAGTGCCGAGGAACTCTTGCTTGTACTGAGTCTGAGAGCGAACGCCCTGCTGCTCAGCCATGACCATAGTGTCTTTGTGACCAAGGATAGCTGCGCGTACACCTGCTTCTGGAGTTGGGCAGTTGCTGGTTACGTATACGTCAATGCCGTACAGGTTACCAATCTTACCATTAACAACACCACGACCATCTACAAAGTCTGAAGACACGTAGCGATCAATGCCCATGATTGCATTACGCAATGAAGGAGGAATAACGAAGAAACGTCCGTCCATCGGAGCGTCTGCATCATCCATCTTCTGGATCAAAGCACGGAAAGCACCATCAGTAAATGCGTTAACATCAGCAGTACCGTCAATGTCATAGGCTTCCAAAGCACCACCAGCAGTGATCTGGAATGCTGCGTTGTGCGCCCATGAAGAACCGTTACCATCACCGAAAGACTTACCAAGACCAAACAGATCATCATCAACCTGCTTAGCAAGGGCGTAACCAGCGTCACCTGTGTAGAACTGACGCAGAGACGCAAGAGCCTGTGCTTCAGTGATGTCTTCGATAAGACGTGAGTATTCGAAGTGCTTGTTGATCGTTACAATAACTTCAGTCTCAACTGCATTCTGAACAGTTACTGCTTGGTTTTCTACCTTAGCATTCGCTGAACCACGAGTGGGCTTAGGAATGTGGATGGTGTCGCCTTTCTTACCAGCCATTGACATTTTCTTGACAAGGTTAGCAAGTACAAGGTTTTTCTCATATGCGGCAATAACCTCATCACTCCAGATCTCTGGAATAAAAGTTGCCGCTGAAGTGTTATCTACAAAACCACCTGTAGCTGGATAAGTTGAAGTAGCCATTAGTTTCTCCTAAATGTTAGCTATTTGACCCTCCCTTCTTGATACGCCTTCATGATCTCATCAGATAGGCTTTGGTATCGGTCAGGGTCAGTTTTCATAAGTTTAATAATGTCTGCCCTTCGATAAATCTTACGTGACTGTGAGTCAGGATTGCCGCGAGCGTTGCCAGTGTTAGCTGACTTCACTGCTTCTTTCCTTCCTGCCTTCTCTGCCTGTGCGGTCTGCTTGACAGTAGTTTGACGTTCCTTCCACAGACTGAGTAGTTCGTCAGC